AAAGCTGGTGATAAGGTGATGATTATGAAGCACGCAGACTACCGTATGAAGGTTGACGGAAAGGAAGTTTATCGTACGCACATTGATCATATCTACGCAACTGGATTTTAATGGGTCGTAAAAGAATATTCAGCAGCGTTAAAGCAGGTGAGGAGCTGTTGGAAGCTATGGCTGAGGCTATACGTAATATCACTGAAGAAATAAAACGACCTATTGACACTGAGCAGAGTGGATCTGGTAGGCGTGCTGAATTAAAAAGTATTAAGGAATCTGCTTTAGACGCAAAGGAATTAATTACTGAGTATCAAAAGCTTGAGACGATGATTAAAGAACTTAAGGAAACTGGAGGTATTGAAGGTGATCAAGACTTTGGTGGTGGTTTCAGTGAGCAGTTTGCTAAACGCTAATGGGTGTACTTAAAGATATAAAAGGATACGAAGATAAGGTTATTAACATATGCCCTAATGATACTGAAGGTGATGTTATAGAAATCGCCAATCTTGCTATACAGCTACCTAAGCAACCTAGTCACGAACGTATACTTTACAACGACCTAGCTGTAGAAGAACAACGTTGGAAGCGACAGGATATGCCTGTAGAACTTGCACGCATAAAGTCTATGGACGAGTGGTATGATATGCCTAAAGAGTTTAAGAAAAAGTACGAGCCATATATACGCAGGGAATTTGAACGCCGTAATAATGGTCTATGGTTCTACAATAACGGTGTACCTACATACATTACCGGAAAGCATTATATGATGCTTCAGTGGAGTAAGATTGATGCTAGTTTTTACGGGTACTACCTAAGCTTCCAGAGAGACATTATGATCCATCTTGAAGCTTGTTTTGTTGATCCAAGATGTGCTGGACAAATGTATACTAAGTGTCGCCGTTCAGGATATACAAACGTAGCTTCTTCTGTGCTAGACGATGTAGGGACTTCAACCTATGACGTCACCGTAGGTATTATGTCTAAGACTGGTAAGGACGCTCAGGAGAATATCTTTATGAAGAAAGTTGTAGGTATGTATAGACACTACCCCTTTTTCTTTAAGCCTATACAAGATGGTACTACAAACCCCCGTACAGAGTTGGCATTTCGGGAACCTTCAAAACGTATTACCAAAAAGAATAAGACTGCTGGTGGCGGTGAAGCACTTAACACAATAATCAATTGGCGCAACACCACATCCAACGCATATGACGGTGAGAAACTTAAGGTTATATTTATTGATGAAGCTGGTAAGTTTGAGCGTCCTGAAGACATCTTAGAAGTATGGCGTATACAACGTACTTGTTTAATGGTGGGTCGTAAGTTTGTAGGTAAGGCTATTATTGGATCCACCGTTAACCCATTAGATAAAGGCGGTAGGAACTACCGTGATCTTTGGGATATGTCGGACCCTACTGAGCGTAACGCCAACGGACGCACAAAGAGTATGCTGTATAGGATATTTGTACCGGCATATGAGGCACTAGAGGGATTCTTTGACCGCTATGGCAACCCTGTGATAAATGATCCTGATGAAGCTGTAGAAGGGATAGATGATGAATATATTGATATTGGTGCTAGAACGTATTTAAAGAATGAACGAAAAGCGTTATCAAATAACAGTAATGAGCTTAATGAGGTTATACGTCAGTTTCCCTTTACAGCTGAAGAAGCGTTTAGGGATTCTACAAAAGCTAGCTTATTTAATATTGGTAAGATCTACGAACAGATAGAGCACAATCAAGAGATGTACCCCCATCCTGTGGTTAGAGGAAACTTTGTTTGGAACAATGGCGCTCAAGACACAGAGGTCTTGTTTAGGCCAGATCCAGACGGTAGGTTTAGAGTAGCTTGGTTACCACCTGTAGAGCTTAGAAACAAAGTATTGTCCGAAAACGGAAAGAAAATACCGGGTAATAAACATCTAGGATGCGGAGGAGTGGATAGCTATGATCTTGATGCCACTGTTGACGGAAGGGGATCTAAGGGTGCATACCATTTATATAATAAGTTTAATATGGAATACCCTTCTAATATGTTTGTATTAGAGTATGCTTCACGTCCACCGCTTGCTAGAATTTTCTATGAAGATGTTCTTATGGCTGCTGTATACTACGGTTATGAAATTCTTATAGAGAATAACAAGTACGGTATAGCTAGATACTTTGAGAACAGGGGTTATGATGGTTATCTTATGAATAGACCAGAGCATCTAAAGTCAACAGCTAGAGTAGCTGTAAAAACTAAGGGGATACCGTCTAACTCTCAGGATGTTATTCAAGCTCACGCTCAATCTATTGAGGCATATATTCACGAGCATATAGGTCTTAATGAGAATGGTGATTACGGACGTATGTACTTTGAAAGAACACTTGAAGATTGGATTAATTTCAAGATAGATAACCGTACCGCATATGACCTTACTATATCTTCTGGTCTTGCTTTATTGGCAGCCCAGCGTGTTCAGAAAGAAAATAAAAAGACTGACTTCTCTAACAAACAGTTCTTCAGGAAGTTAAAACCAATCATACGTTAATAATCATTATCTTTGCAGTTGATAACGATTCAGCGAAACGATGAATAAAAATATGAAAGGCGGTTTCCCTAATCCGCTAGCAGATGTATCAGCAAAGCTAGATCCTAAATATGGATTGCAATATGCTAAGGCTATGCTTGCACAATGGGGAGGTCTAGACAATCAGAATAGCGTATACGGAAAACGCTACAAGGAATTTGAGCGTGCGCGTGCTTATGGCGCTGGTACACAAGATACTTCCATCTATAAACAGATACTTAATAGTTTAGATCCGGATAACGGAGATGGTACATTAATGTCCATTGACTGGACTCCAGTGCCTATCATTCCTAAGTTTGCAAAGATCGTTGTCAACAAAATCATTTCGTCTTATCGCTATCCGCAGATTGAAGCTGTAGACCCGTTATCACAGAGCGAGAAAGACATAAAGAAAAGAAAGATTGCAGCACGCATCGAGAATAAGGATAAGTTTAAGGAGGCTAAAGAAGCTGGTCTACAAGTAGATACAGATCCAGACAGACTGCCTGAAACTCCAGAAGAAGCAGAGATATTCCTAGAAACAAATGTGAAGACTGACGCTGAAGTTGCTGCACAGCTGGGCACCCAGATGACTTTAAGCTGGAACAACTTTGACGAGCGTGTATATCGCCGTGTTGTTGAAGACTTAGTTAACTGTGGTATGGCGGTGTCAAAGAGAACCAATGATCCTAATTACGGTATCAATCAGGAATATGTAGACCCTAAGTTGTTTATTCACAACTTCACCGAAGATCCTACATTCTCTGATTTGGTTTATGCTGGACATATAAAGACTATGTCTATCTCAGAGCTTAAACGTATTGCTGGCACTCAGTTTACCGAGAAAGAATACCACAATATGGCTCAGAGCGTAATGAACAAATATGGTAACGATCCAAATGCTTTTACACGTAGACAGCTAGGAGATACCGTTAACGTTCAGGAGATGCCATACGATGAGTATAGTATTCAGGTTCTTGACTTTGAGTTTATGTCTGTAGACTCTATGGTTTACGAGAAGAAGATGTCTCGATTTGGAAATACAGGATTCTACTTCAAGGGAGAAAAGTTTGAAATTCCAAAGAACTCTGTCTACGATAGAGAGATCGTTAATATGAATAACGCTACTGTATATGGAGGTAGCTATATCATAGGTACAGATCACGTATATAACTACAAGCAGTGCAACAACGTTCCTAAGAACATCCACGATTTAACACGTGCTCGTTTATCTTACAGTGTTGTAGCAACAAATATTCGTCAGATGATGCCTAAGTCGCTAGTATCTAGCGTTATTGGATTTGCTGATCAACTACAGCTTACGCATCTTAAGCTACAACAAGCTGTTGCTAAAGCCAAGCCTGATGGTATCATTATAGACATTGAAGGTCTTGAGAACGTAGACCTTGGGCGTGGCGGTGAACTATCACCACTTCAGATTCAAGATATCTACGAGCAGACTGGTGTGATGTACTATCGTTCTAAGAACCCTGAAGGGGGATTCCAGAACCCGCCTATTCGTGAGATCAACAACAGCATCCGAAACATCAATGAGCTTATCGCTCTATACAACCACTACTTGCGTATGATTCGTGATGCTACGGGTATTAACGAAGTAGTAGACGGAACAACACCTAAAGGTGAGGCACTAGTAGGCGTTAACCAGATGGCTGTAAATGCATCTAACAATGCGCTTTATGACATCACTAACTCAGCAATGATTTACTACCGCAGGGTGTGTGAAGATATCGTTAAGTGCTTACAGATCCTGCCAAGCAAGTCTGTATTGTATGCTGTTTACGAGAAAGCTATCGGCAAGACAAATATGCAGGTTCTGAACAGCTTTAAGGATTTGCCTATGTATAACTTCGGTGTACGTGTATTGAGCGACCTCAGCGATACTGACCGTCAGTACCTAGAGCAGAACATTCAGATTGCATTGTCTCAGAAAGAGATCGACCTAGAAGATGCTATGGCTATCCGTAATATCAAGGACGTTGATCAAGCAGAGCGCTTGTTGATTATTCGTCGTAAGAAGCGTATGGCTCAGATGCAAGCGATGCAGCAAGAAAACATCCAAGCTCAATCTCAAGCTAACGCTCAAGCAGCTCAAGCAAGTATGCAGGCAGAAGTTCAGAAG